GTACAGGTTCAGCTTCAACATTTGCTGCTGAAGCACTTGCTTGTGTTGGTGCTGCAGATACCATTGATGTAACAGTCGCTGGTGCTGCTGCTGCTACTGGACGCTTACGTGTCTATGCAGTGATTGCAGATGTTTCGGCTGCTCATACTGAGGCTGCAGAAGCTCAACGTGATCTACTGTAATAAACCTACATACTTTGGGGCTGGCTATATGCTGGCCCCATTAGTGTATCAAATTTATGCAACAAAAAACTCTTGGGGCAGACAAGGATTATTAAGGAAACATAATGGCTCTTACTTTTCTTTCATTAACTAACAGTGTTATTACTCGCATGAATGAAGTAGAGCTTACTTCTAGTACTTTTACTAATGCTAGAGGCGTACAAGTACAGTGTAAAAATGCTGTTAATGAAGCAATACGTTATATTAATCAAAGAGAGTTTGGATATTCTTTTAACCATTCAACAAATACAGAAACTTTAGTGCCGGGAAAAGTTAGATACGCTTTACCTACAAGTACTAAATCTGTAGATTATAATACTGCTAGAATTAAACGTAGTACTACACTTAATGCATCTGGTACTAATCTTACTACATTAAACTATAATGAATATATACAAAATGAATACGCTAATCAAGAAGATGAAATAACTTCTACTACTTTAAATGGCTCACACTCTGCTTCTGTTGAAACTTTAACACTTACTTCTACTACAGGTTTTGATACCTCTGGTACTATTTATCTTGGTGGTGAGCAAGTAACTTATACTGCTATATCAGGTAATGATCTTACAGGATGTACACGTGGTGCTAATAGCACTACTGCTGCTATACATGCAGATGGTGTATTTGTAGCACAGTTTGAAAGTGGTGGTGTACCTAGAAATATTGTACGTACACCTGATAATAATTATTTACTTTATCCTTTTCCTGAAAAAGAATATACTTTGACATTTGATTTTTATACATTTCCTTCTGATTTATCTCTACATGGAGATACTACTACTGTACCTGATAGATTTGCACCTGTTATAATAGATGGTGCTTCTGCATTTACATATCAGTATCGTGGAGAAATGCAACAGTATCAATTAAACTTTGCTAGGTTTGAACAAGGCATTAAAAACATGCAAAGCCTGTTAATTAATAAATATGAATATGTACGATCTACTGTTGTACTCAGGCCACGTGGTTCTGTCAACTTTATGTCTGGTGTTATTTAATGCCAGATAGTTCTCAAACACAACCTGCTGCATTTAATTGCGAGGGCGGTCTAGTTAAAAACCGTTCTACTTTTCTTATGCAACCGGGAGAAGCATTAGAGCTAGAAAACTTTGAGCCTGATGTTGAGGGTGGCTATAGAAGAATAAATGGGCATCGTAAATATGTAAATCAAATAGTACCTCAAACATCTGCTAGTTCTGAAAAAATACTTATGGTTGCTAGTTTTGCAGATAAAGTATTGGCTGCTAGAGGTGAAAAAATATTTAGTTCTGCTTCTACTGAAGTTGCCTCTAAGATATCTTCTAGCACAGGCATGACAGGCTCTGGTACTATTACAGTAGATAGCACTACAGGATTTTCTTCTAGTGGTACTATACAAATTAATGATGAAATTTTTACTTATACAGGTGTTACCTCCGTTACTTTTACAGGTGTAACTAGAGCTACTTCAAGTACTACTGCTGCTAATCATGCTGTTGATGATGTAGTATCAGAAGATTGGACAGAGAGAGATACTGGAAGAAGTAGTGCAGGTAAATACCGTTTTGAAAGATATAACTTTGATGGCAATGAAAAGATAATTGTTGTTGATGGTACAAATGCACCAACAATATTTAACTCTTCTGTTTCTGCAACTGACGTTAGTGAAAGTTCTGTAGCTGGTTCTACTATTGTAGTAGCATTTAAATCACATATGTTTTATGCAGGTAAATCTAGTACCCTTCAAACATTAGTATTTAGTGAGCCTTTTGATGAGGATGGTTTTAATTCTGGTGATGGTGCAGGTACTATTAAAGTAGATGATAACATTGTTGCTTTAAAAGTTTTTCGTGATGCACTATTTATTTTTTGTGAAAATAGAATATTTAAACTAACAGGTTCTACTTTAAGTGACTTTGCAATACAACCTGTTACAAGAAATATTGGTTGTGTAAATGGAGACACTATTCAGGAATTTGCAGGTGACTTATTATTTCTTGGACCTGATGGATTAAGAACTGTTGCAGCTACTGCAAGAATTGGTGATACTGCACTTGGATCAATTACACAAAATGTGCAGTCTATATTTGATGCCAACATTAAGAATGCTGCAATTTTTGATAGTGTAGTTATACCAGATAAAACACAGTATAGAATATTTTTCTCTAAAGAAGGTCAGGCAAACAGTTTAACAAAAGGTATTATATGTGTTCAACGTGCAGACAAGTATGAGTTTTCAGAAATACGTGGTATAAAACCTTCTGCTACAGACAGCCTAGTTATTGATGGTAATTCAACTGTATTACATGGAGATTTTTCAGGCTATATAAATCGTCAAGAAGCAGGAAATACTTTTGATGGAACCCCAATATTAGCTAGGTATAGAAGTCCAGATTTAAGTTTTGGTGATACTGGTGTTAGAAAACACATGCAAAGAGTTATTATTAACTATAAACCTGAATCTGCTATTGACGCTGATTTGTTAGTACGTTATGATAACGAAGCTACTAATTCAGCAAGACCTGCAGCATATGCATTAGACTCTTCATCTGTAGCTGCACAATTTGGTGTTGCCTTATTTAGTACTAGTAGTAGTGCTACACAGTTTGTTTTTGGTGGACCTTCACAGCCTTTAGTAAGACAGTCAGTAGAGGGTTCAGGCTTTTCTGTTGCACTAAGAGTAAATGATGGTGGTGAAACTGCACCATATTCCCTTAAAGGGTTTCAATTAGAGTATCAATTAGGAGCAAGACGTTAAATGGGTGCTACATATACAAGACAATCATCTTTTACTGATGGCGATGTTATCACCGCTGATCTGTTTAATAATGAATATGATCAACTTTTAGCTGCCTTTGCTGCAAGTACAGGACATACACACGATGGTACTGCTGCAGAAGGTGGACCAATTACTAAACTGTTAGGCACTTCTATTACTATTGGTGATGCTACTTCAGGCACAGACATCACAGTAACATTTGATGGTGAAACTAATGACGGTGTATTTAAGTGGATGGAGGATGAGGATTACTTTGAGTTTTCTGATGATTTACTTATTGCGTCAACGGAGAAGATTCAGTTTCGTGATACTGCTATCTATATTAATTCTAGTACTGACGGTCAACTTGACATTGTAGCTGACAGTGAAATACAAATAGCTGCTACTACTATTGATATAAATGGTAATGTAGATATTTCAGGTACACTTACTATTGGTGGTGCAGGTATATCAGAAGCAGAATTAGAGATACTTGATGGTGCTACTGTTACTACCACAGAAATAAATATTCTTGATGGTGATACAACTGCTAGTTCTACTACTGTAGCTGATGCTGATCGTGTTGTATTTAATGATGCTGGTACAATGAAGCAAGTAGCAGTAACAGACCTTGCTGCTTACTTTGACGATGAAATCACTGCAATGCCTAACTTAGTTACTACTGCTGCAACTACTGTAGGTGCATTGAATAGTGGTAGCATTACATCAGGCTTTGGTACTATTGATACAGGTTCTAGTACTATTACTACTACTGGATTAATTTCTGGTGGATCATTAGACATAGACGATGTTCTTATTAATGGTACTACTATTGGTCACACAGATGATACAGACTTAATTACTCTTGCTAATGGTGTAGTAACCGTAGCAGGTGAAGTTTCTATGACTACCCTAGATATTGGTGGTACTAATGTTACTAGTACTGCAGCAGAACTTAATATTTTAGATGGTGTTACATCTACTGCTGCTGAGTTAAATTTACTAGATGGTGTATCAGGTTTAGTACAAGCAGACTTTACTAAATTAGCTGCTGTAGATTCAACTGCAGCAGAACTTAATATTGTAGATGGTGATACGTCAGCTACTGCTACTACTGTAGCTGATGCAGACAGAGTAGTAATGAATGACAATGGCACTATGGTGCAGGTTGCTGTTACTGACTTAGCTGCTTACTTTGATGATGAGATTACAGCTATGCCTAATCTTGTTACTACTGCAGCTACAACTGTTGGAGCATTAAACTCAGGTAGTATTACTAGTGGTTTTGGTACTATTGATACTGGCTCTAGTGCCATTACGACTACAGGGGTAGGCTCAT